CTTTGGAAGAAGTATCTAGTGAAATGGTTTATAATCTATCATCTGAATTAAATTATCAAGGTACCGGTGGTACGAGATTGTTGTCTTTTGAAGAAGCAGTTTTCGGAATACCAGGTGTTCTTGCTCCAATTTGTACCAGTACACATGCAGGCTACCCTTATTGTTTCTTTGTAAACAAAATGGGAAAACGTGAGTTAGTGTGGCACGAAAATGGAGAAGGTAGATATTCTGAAAATTTTAAACTTCATTGTTTAGATACTTTTAACAAGGTCTGCCGAGGTGAGAACTTAGATAAATTGTTTCTAGGTTTTCAGAAAGATGAGTTGCGATCTCAATCTAAAATTGATTCCGTTAATACTAGAATAATATATAGCAATGATGTTACTTATAATGTTGTTTGCAGAATGTTATTTGGGTCTATGGTTTCAGCTTTTAACTGTAGTTTTCCAGCTCATGGTTATGCATTGGGAATAAATCCCAGCTCATATGACGCTCAAAAGATTTACCATCGTTTGAGGTTTTCTAGTGATCGACTGGTCGCGGGAGATTTTAGTGAATTTGATCTACGCCACCAAAGAGCAGTAATGGACGAGAGCTTTAAAATCCTAGAAAAACTTGGAAGTGGTATTCCGCATTCTTCAATTGTTTTTGAACATGTGCGGTTCCATGAAACTGAGAAACCATTTCAAATTGGTCCTTGGCGATTGGAAACTGAGAGTAATAATGCAAGTGGTGGTTTTTGGACTACTATCTTAAATTGTCTGACAGTTGAAATTTATTTTCGTTATGCGTTTAAAAAACGTTTTCCAGGAAAAATATTTGATCATTTTATTTCAGGTGTTTTTCTGGGGGATGATCATATAATATCAGTTTCAAAGGAAATTGAATGGAACCCTTTAATGATTAAGGATGATATGGAAATCTTAGGACAGAAGTATACATCAGCTTGGAAAGATCGTGAATTAACAGATAAATATGAAAAGTTTGATGAAGTTCTGTTTCTTGGAAATCATTTTGTTTTGGTGAACGGACATTGGTCAGGCGCTTTGAGAAAATCAACTCTTGAAGAATCTATACTTTGGACAAGAAACCATAACTTAACTATCACCCAGGAATGTGTACAAATGGTTGAATACGCTAGTCAATGGGATGAACAATATTTTAATTGGTATTCAAGTTGTGTAAATGAAGCTCTCCAAAGAATTGGAAAGAATAAACTGAATTTACCTCCCTGGAAATCTTTGAGAACTATTGTAGCGTCGCGAACTGTTGATTCTGGTGAGTCATTTAGATTTGTTGCACAAGCTGATTCTATACAAGAAACCATTTCAAAATCCGGTGAAAGAGCTACCAATCCTGGTTTAACCACTTTCAACACTGTTAATCGAATTAATGAACAGAGTGAGATATATGTGCCTGTTGGTCCATTATCAAAATCTGTTAATGAAGTTCCCGCAAGTTTGGAAATGGGTCCAGATAGCATGGTAAGAAGATATCAGTTAAATTGGTCTTCAACCAATAATGTTGGTACAGAATTGTTG